TAATATAGATGATGTTAAGTGGGCTACTTCTATTGCAAAATCATCTGACGACCCCCAAGTAGTGTCAGAAATAATTCGAATAAAAAAATTAAGTGGCTTGTAATTTTTCTTAAAATAGTTTGACATTATAGTAGTCTAATTGTATAAATACATATGTTAGCAATTTACGCTGTGTAGTTATTGCTATCTTTTATATTTAGGAGACACTCTCAATGGCATTAAATCTTAAGCAAATTCAAGCAAAATTACAAGAACAACAGACTAAAAAAGACCAATTTAAGAATGGTCAATTTGGTGGGGAAAGCGCAATTTACCCCTTCTGGAACAATCCCAACGGATCCACTACCCCAATACGTTTTTTACCAGATGGCGATGATACAAACGACTTTTTCTGGCGTGAGCAGTTGATTATTAATCTCCCTTTCCCAGGGATTAAAGGTCAAAATGACGCTAAACCGGTAACAGTAAAAGTTCCATGTATGGATATGTGGAAAGCTAATAGCTGTCCAATCAATGCAGAAATTAAGCCTTGGTGGAAAGATCCCGACTTAGAAAGTCTTGCACGCAAGTATTGGAGGAAAAAGAATTATCTATTCCAGGGATTTGTTGGTCAGAATCCAAATACTCAGGATAAAGCGCCAGAAAATCCAATTCGCAAGTTTATGATCAATACTACAGTATTTGATATAATTAAAAGTATACTTTTGAATAACGACGTGGATTATATTCCAACTGATTATGAACATGGTCGTGACTTTAATTTAACTAAAACTCTAAAGGGTGATTTCGCAAACTATGGCACAAGTGCTTGGTCTATGCGTGAGCGTCCACTAAGTACAGCAGAATTAGAGGCAATTGAAAAGTATAAACTATTCAATTTAAATTCTATGCTGCCAAAGAAACCCGATGATGCTGCTCTAAATGCCATTGTTGAAATGTTTCACGCAAGTGTAAATGAAGAACTTTATGATGCTGAAAGATGGGGACAATACTATAGGCCAAGTGGTTTTAGGGCCAATAATGAAGGTGACACAGTTGATGAAGGAACGGTACAGGCTTCATCAAAACCAGTTGCAGCTCCAGTCACGGCAGCAAGTATCATGAGCAAGATCACAAAGACTGTGGCTGCGCCAGTTGCAGAAGATACTCCTCCATGGGAAGATGATTCAGCAAAAACAAAGACACCAGCAGTAACTCCTACTGTTACTGGTGAAACAAAGACCAAGATGCAGACACCAGATGATATTCTGGCAGCGATCCGTCGACGACAGAGTAAGTAAGTAATACTCTTACCAATAGCGTTGGGTATTACTCAACGCTATTTTTAATTCACAATAATCAGGAGAAAAATATTGAAAGCATTTGATATAAGTCGTTTTCGCAAGGATATTACTAAGAGTATTCCTGGACTAAGCGTGGGATTTCATGATCCTAAAACTTGGATTAGTACCGGTAACTATGCTTTAAACTATGCAATTAGTGGTAATTTTATGAAGGGTATTCCTCTTGGTAAAGTCACAATGTTTGCAGGACAGAGTGGTAGCGGTAAAAGTTTTATATGTTCGGGTAATGTAGTTAGAAATGCGCAGCAAGCGGGTATCTTTCCAATTTTAATTGATACAGAAAATGCATTAGATGAAAATTGGCTTAAGCCATTGGGAGTTGATACCAATGAGGATAAATTACTTAAGGTTAATTTAGCAATGATTGATGATGTTGCTAAATTAATTAGTGATTTTATGAAGGATTACAAAGAAAAATTTGAAAAAACTGATCCCAATGATCGACCCAAAGTATTGTTTGTATTAGACAGTTTGGGTATGATGCTAACACCTACAGATGTTAACCAGTTCCAAGCTGGTGATATGAAGGGTGATATGGGTCGTAAACCCAAAGCGTTAACAGCCTTAGTTCGTAACTGTGTTAATATGTTCGGTGAATACGAAGTCGGACTAGTAGTGACCAATCATAGCTATGCTTCCCAGGATATGTTTGATCCTGATGATAAAATTTCAGGCGGTCAGGGTTTTATTTACGCTTCTAGTATTGTAGTAGCAATGCGCAAGTTAAAGCTTAAAGAAGATGAAGATGGTAAGAAAACTACTGATGTTCGTGGAATTAGAGCTGCTTGTAAAATTATGAAAACCAGATATAATAAACCATTTGAAGCAGTTGAAATTAAAATTCCCTGGGATACAGGAATGGATGAATATAGTGGTTTAATCGATCTTTTTGAAAAGAAAGGTCTATTGGTTAAAGATGGAAATAAATTAAAATATACTGATTCTGAAGGTCAAGTACATAAATATTTTCGATCAGGAATTTCAAACGATTTATTAGACCTAATAATGTTAGAATGGGATGAAGCTAAAATTTCGACTAATATTGTTGTATTAGATACATCGGTTGATAATGTAGTTGATAATAATGTTGATTCAATTGTAGATGAAGAAATTTGAGTCTTCTAACTCAAATTACCTGAATCTTTTAATAAATCATTTGACAATAGACTATAAATTCAATAAATTTTAAACATTATATACTCTAAAGGAGAATACGCTATGGAAGTTAATGCAGGTCTGGTTCTTGAAATTTGGGAACTTGTAAGTGAATATTTGCCCACTAATAGGAAGGAAGATGTTGCAAATAAGATGGTAAAACTCTTTGCGGATACTGGACTTGATGAAGATGATTTTGAGTCTATTAAAGGCGAAGATAATCATTTAGATGCAGCCATTGACAATTTTCACGAAGATGACCGAGATGAAGATGAAATTGATTATGAATCAAATGATTATGAAAACGATTGACGTTTCTTAAAATTTACAGTTTACTAATAGTAGTGGAATTTCCACTACTATTATTTCCTCATAAAGGTCGTTAATAAATGTGGTTCAATAAAATAGTTGATGACTTGTCGGAAATTCCGGCAGCAATAGACTATTATAACAATGAATTACTGTCAGCACAAAAAGAACCAAAAATTTCTGGTAATATAGAAAGAAATTCTCAAGAAATTCCCGGTATAATGTCTTATAGATTTGGTCAATTGCAAGAAATAGAAGCAATACTAAAACATCTTAATATTAAATATGATAAATTGCGTAGTGATCATTATAAAAAATATGTAGAGCATTATGCTAGAGTGTTGAGTGATCGCAGTATTGAAAAATATATAGACGGCGAAGATGATATAGTCAGTATGGGTATGTTGATAAATGAAGTAAGTTTAGTTAGAAATCGATATCTAGCTATTATTAAGGGTCTTGAACAAAAATCTTTTCAAATATCAAACATAATTCGGCTAAGGGTAGTCGGGCTTGATGATGCACATATAGAAACAAGAGGTTAAAGAAATATTATGGCAAAGAAGACAATAGTATTTGATATAGATTCAACTTTGGCTAATGGTGGTCATAGAGAACATTTATATGCTGGTAGAGGATCAGATACCTGGGAAGAATTTATTAACGCAAGTTTATATGATTCACCTCACGAAGAAATACAATGGTTAAACCATTTAATGGCACGAGAATATAATGTCTATATTGTAATATTAACAGCTAGATCTGAATCAGGTAGAGATATTACTGTTCAATGGTTAAAAAATCATAATATAATTTATGATGAAATAATATTTAAACCCGAGCAAGATGCTATCAATCGTGTGCCAGATCATGTGTTTAAAGAACACGTATTAGATGATTTGATATCTAGAAATTTAACTCCTTTTATGGTATTTGAAGATCGTCAATCTGTTGTTGATATGTTTAGATCTAGAGGTATTCCGGTTTGTCAAGTTCGGCCTAGTAACTAATACACTGTGTTTCCGAACTTTGGGCCTTGATAAATATATTTAATATATCAACTTATAAGATGTATTTAATTAAGAGGCTCACTATGGCAGACAATATAGATAATACGCCCGATAATGGATCAGAAAAATCGTTGGCTGATATTCTACACAGAAATAAAAAATCAGAATTTGGTAGACGTGCACCCAGTATCTATGATTATAGTACTGGTCAGGCTATTAAAGATCCAACACAAAATGTTATTGATAGTTTGAATGCTGCAATTCAACGTGTTGATGATATTATGGCCATTGAAAATAGATCCATACGAGAAGTTATTAATGAAAAAATCAAAAGAATTACAGATGTGGTTGCATTGAGGGCTGAACATGCTCAAGCTCTAACATTGGCTGAAAGTAAACGTATTGATGCAATAAGAATTGTTGACGTTAATGCGGTGAGCATCGCTAATGAGCGTGCGGCCGCACAAGCTACTTTGTTACAAAATCAAGTGTCTACTTCTGCAGAAACCCTAAGAGCCTTAGTTGCTACAACTGCAACCACAGTTGCTGCACAATTAGCACAAACTACTGCTCAAATAACTGATAGATTATCAGTTTTAGAAAGAGCTCAATATGAATTTAAAGGGTCGTCAAGTGTTGCAGATCCTGCAACGTCATTAGCATTAGCACAAATGGCAGCAGCTATTAAAGATCTTTCTACGTCTGCAGCTAAAGATCTTGGAAAAACTGTTGCAAAAGATGATTCTTGGAAATCAATTGGGTTGGTGATAGCTATTATTATATCAATTGCTGCAGTTTTAGTTCCTGTATTAATAGGGCACCACACTTAATATATTGTAATAAAAATATATGTAACTATACTATAGGTAGATAATTTTAGGAGATTTATTATGTCAATATTATTAATATTATTAATACTTATCATACTATTTGGTGGTGGTGGATTTGCTGCGGGCGGAGCAACCGGTGCAGGTGGAGCAATAGGAACAATAGTAGTAATATTATTGATTTTGTGGTTTTTAGGTATAGTTTAATTTAAGTTAAATGTTTGATACATTTATTGACAAGTGCGTTC